ACCGTACATATCAGGTCTAACCATCTTCTTAGCGTAACGGGTCATGACACCCTTACGAGGTACGAAGTCCTCGACACCGAAGATAGTTGGAGTTACCTGAAGTGGTACATATGGTGCGTATACATAACCGCTCTCAAGGAACGATCCACCTTTACGTCCAACAAGAACAACGTTTCTTGGGAAGTAAGGATCAACATACACATCAAACTTCTTGCTCAACGAACCAACGTTAACAGCACCGATAGATCCACGGTCAGCATCGTGAGTTACGCTTGCACGGAATCCGGCAGTGAACTCAAGGATGTTAGCAACCTCTGGAGAACAAACAACGAAGTTAGCTCCACCACGAAGTGTCTTTCTGTGGATTTGTGCCGATACATCATTGATGGTTTCTGCAAGAGTTTCGTACCATTCGGAAACAGTACCAGTGAAGTCTGCACCAAGCAACTGCTCGTTTTCCAATGCACTGATTGGGCGACCATTAGTTCTTACAACGAACTTACCCGGACGACGGGACCAGTATTGAGTTCCAGCAGTAGCACCTTTGATAAGGTCTTCAAGGATCTCTCTGTCGATCTCAAGAGCGATCTGTTCAGAAAGAATGCTCGTAAGCTCAACTTCTGCATCAAGGTTGTGATAAGCATTGAGGTCTTGACCCAATTCTGGAGTCCACTTAGCCTTGAGCTTCTTGGTTTGAGCAGTGACCGCAACGGAATCAACTTTGATGTTGATTTCTGGGATGTTTTGGTTATTTTCAAGATCGAATCTTGCATCACCAACAACAGTACCAGTTGAAGAACCATTAGTATAGTTATCAGTCTCTGCATACTTAAGAGCAATACCAGCATCCAACTCGCTAAGAACATTGGCAGTAGTGAAACCGGAAGCAGCTTCAAAAACAAGACCAAACTCCAAGTTTGTGTTTGTTGGGTCAAAAGTATTTCCTGTAGAGGAGGACAATACAGTTGTCAAGCGACGAGCCTGAACGGAAGCTGTAAGAGCAGCAAAAGAAGTATCAAGTGCTTGGATAGCTACAAGGTTCTTCATATCCAACTGATCTAATGTCGAGTGACCGTTCATAACAACGAAAACAGCATCAGAACCAGAAAGGTCCATGTCGTAACGAACTTTTTCAGTAATGTCCAAGTCAACACCAACATGTCCAAGTACACGCTCGTCGAAATCAATCGAAGCCGAAGCAGCAGAACCAGTCGGGCTGGAGTATCCGTTGTTGAGGGCATAAGGACCTGCTTCTGGAGATCCAGAAAGGTCAACACCACCAGTCAACTGGCTACCAACAACTCCTTGTCCATAAAGGGAAGCATCAGCATCATATCCAGCTTTTGCTGGGCTTGGGATTGCTCCATCGACTGTGAAGTCAAGGAAGAAAATGAGTCCCGAAGGCAAGCTCATTGGCTGAACACTAACAAGGTCGTTAGCGATCAAGGAACCGAATACACGGCGGACGATTGGGAATGCAACTGCTGCGAAACCTTCAACATCTCCACCAGCCATGGTGGATGCTTCACGAAGAAGTTCTTTTGCTTGGTTCTCAAGCAAACGAGCCATTCCATCTTTTGATTGGTCACTGTTAAGTCCCTCAAGAAGTCCGGTCTTCTCCCACTTGTTAAGTAGGGCTGCACCTTCTTTCTGGAGATCACGATTAACAATGCCTTCTGTTAATTTATCTAATACAGACATTTTATTTAATTCTCCTATAAAGTTAGTTTAATCCGGCTAATCTACGCATTCTATCAATACGAGGATCGGCTGGTTGTTTAGCCTCTTTAGTTTGTGGTAACAAAGTAGATTTCCTACTGACCGCTTCGCTAAGTGTTTTTGGGGACTCTTTCTGAGTGCCACTCACCGTGCTTTGAAGGGTTTCAAAGATTACCTTAGCTTCTTCTACAGAGTTGGCTTTTGAAATAGCTTCGACAAGTTTTGCTTTTTGTCGCCCATTCAACGAGTCGCTAATCAAAACCTCATTTGTATAAAGTAGCTTCGCATTTTGAACGGAGGTTTCGTTCAATGCATTTTTTAACTTGAGGACAACATCCTCAAAGTGTTCGGTCTTAGACTGGAATGTCTGGAGCTTTTCTTGAAGTTCTACTTTCTCTGCTTCAAGCGCTTCTACAGACTCTTTCAACTTTCCAACTTCTTCTTCCATTTCAGAAGGCTTATCTTCTGCGTGTGTTTCAAGCGCCTTATACTCTTCGTGAGCATCGTCAACTTGAGAAACTGGAGTTCCAAGCCAACCAGACTTTTCTGGTTCAAAGTCAAGAGTAAGCTTTTCAGCAAGTTCACTGATAGCTTCTTCATCTAAATTGATTTCTTCGTCTTCAAATAAGTTAGTCAAATCGATTTCATCGTTTTCCTGAAGATCCTCTTGTTCTTCAGTACTTGCCTCATCTTCAAGTTCATCTTCTGCAAACTCGTGACGGTCTGTCATTTCATCAGCATCCAACTCTCCCTCTGATTCCAACTCTTGATCAATCATTTTTTCAAGTTCAGCGAAGTCAAGTTCAACAACTTCTTCGCCACCAGCAGCAGTTGGGGCATCACTAACGTCAGAAGCAGCCATAGGAATGTTATCAACCATTCCACCTTCTTCTTCATTGATAGTTTCTTCTTGGTTAAGCATGGTATCAACTGCTTCTCTGATTTCCTGAGAGTATTTCTCAATAATAGTTGACTCTGCGCTTTTAATGGCAGCTTCTTTGAGGGCTTTTGCATCGACGATTGCTTGATCTAACATTGATGACATTGTGTAATCTCCTAATATCTAATCACAAAATAGACATTTTGCGTCGTAGTAAATAGTTCTATAAAATGTAAAAATACCAAAAAATAACAACTTAGTCTATGAAATCACTAAGTTACCATCTTTATCCCAAGAAAGATTGGTTTTACCCTCTAAAAAAGCTTGTATTGACATTAGATAAAAGTCCATCTCACTTGGTTGTATCTTCTTTGATTCGAGTTGATTGTAGCACCATTGGATCACGGTGTTAATGATAAAAAGTTTAGGAAAGAATATAACATTGTCCTCGACCCTGTATTCTGGATCGTTCTGTTTTACATACTCAATGATTTCGGATCTATTGCTTATTCTCATAGGAAAGAAAGGTGAGGGCAGAGACCCGTAGACCCCTGCCCTCGATTTCAAAAAGTATTACTTCTTGAGGGCTTTCTTCAAGTCTTCAATCTGAACTTGTTGAGCCTTTACAGCCTCAACGAGAACCGAAGTAAGTCTTGAGTAGTCAACCCCGGAGATGCCATCGTTAGTGTGAACAGCCTTTGGAAGTACCGCAGCAACTTCTTGAGCGATGAAACCGAAGTCTCTTTCGCCGTTGTTCTTCCAAGTGAATTCAACACCGTTGAGGGACATGATAGTATCAAGAGCAGTGTCCATTGTCTGAACTTCTGTCTTCAAGCTTTCATCCGAGTAAGTGACGAATGCAGCAGCACGGATCTTGTTGATGTTATCCGATCCATTAGCAACATCGATAGCGAAGTCAGAGGAAGCATCACCACCAAGGTTCATGATTGTTCCGCCAGCATTGACGAAAGCAAGAGCAGCTTCCGAAGCAACCCATTGCATTCTTTCGCCAGAATCAGCACCGTAAACAACGAAGTCTGCACCAGCACCGTCAGCACCGAATTGTACACTGTCGTCTACTGTAAGAGTTCCGTTAACGAAAACTCTACCAGCATCAGTGATGCTAACTCCAGTGGATCCATAACCACCACCGATAGTTACACTGCCCTCAACATTCATAGAACCAGAGAATCCAGCACCGCCTTCAATGATCAAGCCGCCAGCCATCTGGAGGTTTCCGGAACCAGAGAAGTGTCCGTCCAATACGATTGCATCCAATGAGGATACATACTGAAGGTTAGCTTCATCTTCAAGTGCTCCACCTGCTCCAACGAATGGAATTCTTCCAGCAGTAAGACCAGAGATGGAAACACCAGTGAACTCTGGGCTGTCGCCAGTACCAAGACCAAGGCTTGTTCTAGCAGTGTCACCGCTTTCGTAAGCGAATGCACCTGCACCAGTAGCAACGATGAATTCGCCGTCAGCAGCCGGAGCACCGAGTGTGTCGAGGTCTTCAAGAACACCGTCAACAGCAACAGTCAAGGAAGCACCAAGGTCAACTTCACCAAGAGCAGCCATACCAGCACCAGCAACAAGTGTTACAGAGTCATTTACAAGCTTTGCATTAGCAATCGATCCAGACAACATATCATTTGTGATACCAGCAGCCTTAACCTGAAGACCGTTAGTAGCATCGATCTCGATCGAGCTATCATCAACGATAGCGACAGCAGAGAACTGACCCGAACCGTCGTAGCTCATGTCGATGCTTGTGCTGTCAGCAACGGAAACCGCAGCATGAACTCTAGCATCAGTGTAGTAGAGGTTCGATCCCTCTGCCAAATCGCCAGTATCAGCAGCAGCCATCTTGACATCCCAAGAAGCCGAAAGGTTAGCAGCTACAGACGAGAAAGCACCAGTCGAACTGTCATAGGAGATAAGATCTCCGTCAGCAGAGAAGTGTGCTCTAACTTCAGCAGCGGATGGACCAGTGAAAGAAATTACACCAGTACTGCTGTCGTAAGACAAGCTTCCATCTCCACCATTGTCGGTTACAGAGATAGCTGCTCTTGCTCTAGAGTCCAAGTAGTAAAGGTTCGATGCACCTTCAGCAAGATCATCAGTGTCAAAGTTATTAAGTTCTGCAATCTTTGTAGAAGCGATGCTTCCAGAAAGCATGTCGTTAGTAACACCAGCAGCCTTGATTCTCAAGTTGTCAGATCCGTCATCTTCAAGACCTGCACCAGCGAAGTCGGCTGGCTCAACGTTGAGAGTTACAGCAGCACCAAGGTCAACTTCTCCACCACCCTTGAGACCGTCACCAGCAGTAACAGTTACAGAGTCGTTTACAAGCTTTTCGTTAGCAATCGATCCAGTTACGATTTCAGCACTGAACTGTCCGGAACCGTCGTAGGACATATCAATCTCAGCAGTGTCAGCAACGGAAACAGCAGCATGTACTCTAGCGTCTGTGTAGTAAAGGTTAGAACCTTCAGCAAGATCACCAGTATCAGCAGCAGCCATCTTTACATCCCACGAAGCAGTGAAGTTAGCTGGTACGGATGAGAATGCACCGGTCGAGCTATCGTAGGAGATAAGATCTCCATCAGCACTAACAGCGGCTCTTGCTCTTGCATCAGTGTAGTACAAGTTGCTTGCACCTTCGCTCAAGTCGTCAGTATCAGCAGCAGCCATCTTGACATCCCAAGAAGCCGAAAGGTTAGCAGCTACAGACGAGAAAGCGCCAGTTGAGCTATCATAGGAGATAAGGTCTCCGTCAGCACTGAAGTGTGCTCTAACTTCTGCTGGAGATGGTCCAGTGTAAGTAATAACACCAGTCGAAGAATCGTAAGCAAGGCTTCCGTCTCCGCCAGCATCAGTTACAGAAATGGCTGCTCTTGCTCTGGAGTCCAAGTAGTACAAGTTGCTCGAACCTTCAGCCAAGTCGTCAGTGTCGAAGTTGTTGAGTTCAGCAATCTTAGTGGAAGCGATCGAACCAGAGAGCATGTCGTTGGTGATACCAGCGGCTTTTACTCTGAGAGCATCCGTGTCCAATTCGATCGAGCTATCGTCAACATTTACAGCCAAGACACCAGAAGCAGCACCAAGACCGTCACCAGCAACAGCAGACATGAAGTCTACAACAGTGTCTCTACCAGCAGCATTGCTGTTAGAAGCATCAAGGAAAACGAGTTGGTCGTTTGCTGGGTCGATGTTCGATCCACCCGGAACTTCGGAAAGAGCTTCGGAAACAACACCGTCAGTGATGTCGATACCAGTTCCACCAGAGAAATGTGCTCTTACTTCAGCAGCCGATGGTCCAGTGAATGTGAATACACCAGTGGAGCTATCGTAAGACAAGCTTCCGTCGCCACCTGCGTCAGTTACGGATACAGAAGCTCTTGCTCTTGCATCAGTGTAGTAAAGGTTCGAACCTTCTGCCAAGTCACCAGTGTCAGCAGCAGCCATTTTTACGTCCCAAGAACCTGAGAAGTTGGCAGCAACTGTGGAGAAAGCTCCAGTTGAACTGTCGTAGGAGATAAGATCTCCGTCAGCACTAACTGCTGCTCTTACTCTAGCATCAGTGTAGTAAAGGTTTGTCGACCCTTCAGCAAGGTCGTCAGTGTCAAAGTTGTTAAGCTCTGCAATTTTTGTCGAAGCAATCGAACCAGAGAGCATGTCGTTGGTGATTCCACCAGCATCTACACTGATTGTGATAGCCTGTCCCGAAGCAGCAGCACTAAGTCCGTCTCCAGTATCAACTGTGAGGGACTGTCCAGCAGACAAGTCTACAGTTCCCGACCCACTGTCACCTGCGATTCCCAATTGGGAACCAGCGGCAAGGTCGATGGCATTAGCATGTGAATCACCTTCAAGTTGAAGATAAAGTCTTGCTGCGCCAGCCGAACCAGAAGCGAAGAGATAGACCCCTCCTCCCGGTGCGGATGCATCTACAGATCCAGAGATGTTCTGGATTTCTAGATGTCTTTTGTATTGAGTTACATCAAAATTAGCCATTTAGCAAATCCTCCTAAAGATTTATGGTTTGTATTAAAGAAAAGGCGCACTAGGTGCGCTCATATATAATTAGTTTTTTAGAAAGGATTTGGGGCTAGAAAAGAAACAAATATTTGCTATTTGATCCTAAAGTGCTGGAAGGTTTGGAAATAAAATATTAATGATGACCGTCTCCGTAAGTAGAAACATTAATCCCGGAACCAGTAAGCTCATACATTTCTGAAGTTGGAACACCAGTTAATTCTGCTGCTACGCCAAACGACCCAGCATTAAAGTCTCCTCCGGAACCGCCGTAGTCATTTGTAGGAAACGGACTAATATATATCTCTTTGCATTTGATTCCCAAAGTTATTGATCCAGTCATAGCTGGAATAATCGCAAAATGTGCTCCCGTTAGCGTTGCTGGGGCGGTTGCTTTTGGCGAGAAATAAACTGCCAAATCAGCATCAGCAGAAAGGTTTTTAACTTGAATGCTTCTGGTTACCGTTGGAAATGTTACTTTATACTCTTTTGAAGTAATAAAGTTTTTAGCGCTTTCGGCGTCGACCTGTGAACCAGTTAAATAAGGTTTTCCTGCAACTTGATATGCGGCTGAATTTCCCAATCCGCTTGCTTGTGGTGAATAAAGTGCCATTTTGTTTTCTCCTAATCTTTATATCTAGCGTCGTATTCTCTTTGAAGCCTTTTGATTGTTCTTCGGCGTTCTTCTTTTTTACGACGGCGTTTGGCTGCTGGCTTTTCAAAATACATGAACTTTTGTCGCCACTCATCTTGAATGCCTTCTTTTTTTACTTTCTTAATGAATCTCTTGATCATTCTTTCAGGAGATTCGTTTTTTCTTGGCGTCACTTCAACATGAACTGGTTTAGCTTTCTTTCCCATTTTATACCTACTTAATTAGTTGCTTCCAAACATTTGCTCCCCCAAGCAGACTTGAAATGTCTACTCCAGAGTCGCTTGGATCTACACCTTCTAATGCTGAAGAAGGGGCTCCTGTTGGTGCTGCTGGTGATCCGCCTTTTTTCATTGGCGTTGTTCCTTCAAAAATATCTACACCGCCATAAGAATCTTTTCCAATAGCATCAAGCATTCTCTTTCTTGTCTCGGCTAGTTTCTGCTTTTGTTTTTCTGCTGCTTCCAAACTAGCCTGCTCTGTAAAGGTCTGTTGTGTAGCGACTGGCTGCTGAACTGTCTGTGTTTGCCCTACTGCCTTTACTACTTCTGAAATGACGTTTTTGAGAACGCCCTCTTCGACGAGGACTTCTTTTACACTCTCTTTGATCATTTCTTTGAATTCGCTTTTCTTCATTTTAGTCCTTTACAATGTCGTTTAAAAGTCTGTTGATCTTGTCTGCTTTAGTCCAAACATTTGGCTCTTTGCTTTCTCTCATCATGAAAGCACCAGTTGTGGAAGGTTCTGATACCATATCAAAGCAGATCAACTGAAAGTCGTCGTTTACTCTTGCTGCTCCACTACTTTCGTCAACAGTTCCCAAGCCACGAGAAGAGATACCAACCTGACAACCACCTTCAACAAGTGCTCTCAGAGTCTTGCCTGCTGGTGTGTCGAGTACTCTGATCTTTCCCATAACGTCTTTGCCTTCAAACCAAATGTCTGTGACAAGGTGAGAAGCATTAGCAAGATTAACAATAGAGGACTCTGGGTGGTCTAGCTCTCCCAAAGCCCTTTTTTCTTTTACCAACTTCTTGTAGTTCTCTACTTCTCTTTCAAGAACTCTCATAGGGTAAACTCTGCCATTTCCGTTCTGTGCTTCTGCTCTTTGCATAACACCAGAAAGAATAAGTCCACCATTGGAGACAAATCTTTTTTCTTCCTCTGTGAGAAGATCTTGGCAAGTACCACCCTCACAAAGCTGATAAAACTCTGTTAATAACATTTTACTCATAATAACAATCCTTTGACGGGCGTTACCCGTGCGAGTTAGGAGCCTCGGCAACAGCGCCTAACTGGTTGTAATCTCCATTTTGCTGTCATTTTGACCTCCTATTTACTCGTGAATATTGTTTATCTTTATTCCACTGTCGCTAATAACAACATTTAAAGCGTATGAAGTAGCTGACGCCAAACAGCTTAAAATGAATAAATTAGCGATATTATACTCAAAATTAAATAGTTCTGTAAAGCCATTTATACCGAACAAAAATGCGCCGACCCAAAACCCAGTACACATCGGGCAGTGGATAAGTGTCCCAAACCAATCGGATTTTTCCATAATCCAATGTCGGGGTGTTTCAAAAATGCTTCCATAAACTAAGATTTGGGTCATTCCCCAAGAGGCGAGAATAAAATATAAAAGTTCCACTATTCGTACCTATACATCCCTGCTAGTCCATAATAATAACCCGGATAACCCGGACTAAGTGTTCCTTTCTTCTCTTCCTGTGGGACTTCACCAAGTTCGGTGCTGTCTTCTTTATCTGGGTGGAGTACTCTGTCTTCTTCGGTTTCTTCTACATACTCGAATGATTTCATGTAGCTTTGCTCTTCTTTCATGAAACCGGCAATGTTGTAGAGTACTATTTCTGTGAGGTTGTCTACTTTAGCTTCCTTTGGATAGGTTGCTTCGATAGATCCAAACACATTTGATCCTTTTACAGATTCTGGCAGGATAACTCCTTTTTTGAAAAGGTAATCGAAAAGTCTGTTTTGGCTTTTATAGACCAACTCACCAAAGTCTTTCTTTGAGTAAGCAGTTACTTTGCCTGTCTTTTCGTCCAAAACAATATCCATATCAATGTGATTAAAAACCATAATCTGACCAGAAAGAGATCGCTTCATGTCGAGATTCTTGATCTCTCCCTCCATCACATCTAATGGTAACTGATTTTTGATATTGATTTTAATAGCCATTTTAGTTTTTTATTTCCCTAGCCAATTCTTGGATCTTCAAGATCTTTTTGAGATCTCCATCTTCTAAAGGCTTTTGGCTGAAACCTTCTAAAAGACCTAATACTTGATCTGCTTTTTGAAGCATGTCTTTATCTTCTTTGAATTCTTTTGTTTCTTTTGCCTCGGATACTTGATCCTTGAGTCGACCGATTTCATCGTTCAAGTAGATTTGGAACTCAAGGTCTCCACCTACACCAGAGCCGATAAATCTAGAAAGCAATGCTTTCTGTTCTTCCAGCAAGCCAGAGTATTCTTTGTTGAATCTCTCAACAAAAGATGTGAATACAAGATTGTCAATGTGTCTAAGTTCTTTCTTTTCAACCTGCTGTGTTGCTTCGGTCATAATCTGAAGAGCATCTTCTTCGAGGAGCACTCTCTCTTTAGCAGAAAGGTCAAGGTTATTGAATACTTGGTGAAGTGTAGCTAAGTTCTTGTAGTTTGGAACAAAAGTAGTAAACACATCTTTCGAAAGCTCTTTGTTGATTCTGGAAATCATTTGACTTTGCTCAACGAAAAGCTGCTTCTTGTCCAATACAGAATACTCAATCTTAGATTCAGAAAGAATCTTTTCGGCAATGTTCTGCTTTGTATCCTTTGTTTCTAAGATATTCTTGTAGATGCGAACTTCTCTACCCATGGTAGTATCAGTGTTGAAGTGTTCTTTTACTATATCTAAGATAGTTTCTCTTCTATCTTGATCTTTTTCAACAGTAGCCTTGGTGAGTTCTCTTACAAGTGCTTCGTAAAGAAAAATAGTATTTCTTTTCTTGTTATGTTTAATTTTCGCTGACATTCTTCTTTGTCTCCAATTCTGTAATCAATGCTTTTACTTGGTTATTGATTTCAAAGATTTTCTCTTCTTCTTTCTTATAATTAGATTCGTGTTCCTCAGAAATCCCTCTTGCCAATCTGGAAAGGTCAGAGTATCCTTTGTTGATATTTCTAGAGGTGCTGCTGGCTAAGTTACTTCCTGCGTCTGAAGACATCTGTCTTTGCATTGCTCTTTTGCCTGAAAGGTCTGTCCTTTTGGCATACCATTTTCCTTTTGATGCCGGGGTTGTTGTAAAAGTTTTACCCTTTACTTTCTTTTCCACTTTATCATCCCTGTTGGCTGGTGGGACTGCTAAGAGATTTGTGTCTGGTTCTTCTGCTGCCGGTTCTTCTGCTGCTGGCTCTCCTGTTGGTTCTTCTGCTGCCAAATCTTCCAAGCCTGCTTCGCCGCCTTCTTCTCCCCCAAGAAGATCTCCTAGTCCACCGGCACCACCGCCCATGTCGGTTGCTTCGGCTGATTGATCAAGCTGGGCTGTGATCATTCTATCATGGAACATTTCTCTTTGGTTTCTCAAGAACTCTTCTTCTGAAATGGCGAAGAGGTTTTCTGCGATCCAACGCTTAGAGAAGAACCCTTCTGCTGCGGCTGAAGCAACGTCAAACTTAGTTCTCCACTGTTCCAAATCTTGGAGTTCAGCAATCTTGGAAGGATTGTTCATTGAGAGCTTAAAAGAAATAAGATCGTTTTCTCTGTATCCCAAAGTGAAAAGGTGGATAATAGCAATCTTTTCCAACTCTGTAATAACAACTCTTTGTAATCTTTGGATTGTTCTCGCAAAACGAATGTCTTTTTGAGCAAGAGTTGCTTTGTCTTCATCAGCACCTTCACCACGGAAAAGGTAAGATTGTGGGACCTTAAGTGCCGAAAATAACTTGTCTTTTAGATACTTTACATCGTCGATGTCTCCAGTGTAAGTTCCTCCGGGCAGACTTTCAACTCTTGTCGACTGCCCAGCACGAGAAGGAATGAAGTAATCTTCATCAACTGACATAGGATTGTAGCGAAGGTCAACACGACCAGTGTCGGAATCAACAACTTGATTACGCTTCATAGAAGTCATAACCTTCTGCATGTATTGTTCAACGTCGTTAGGAGCCATGTTCCCAACATCAACATAAAAGACACGACGTTCTGGCGAACGAACAATACGATAAGCCATCATCGCATCTTCAAGGAGCGTAAGCTGCCTAAAGATCCTTCTTGCTGGATCTAGGACTGAAGTTCCATAAGGAGCATACTTGTCGTTTCCAAGAATACGGAAATGAGCAACCTGCCAGTTTTCGAATGTGAGACCAGCCGAGTTCCATTGATATTGGACATAATTTGGATTTGTTTTGTCTTGCCCCTCTAGTCTTTCAACTTCTCTCAAAGGAAGACTGATTACATTCTCAACACCGGTCTTTTCATCGATATCCAAGTAAAGAATATAATCTCCATACTTGCAAAGAGTTCTGCACCAATTAAAAATGTTGTGCTCTATGTTTAGTACGTTGTGGAAAAGAGAGTTAAGAATGATTTTGATTTCTTCGTTTTGACAATGAATGTTGAGAAGGGGCTTCATGTGAGAGGAGGTAGTCATCTCATCAGCATAAATATCAAGTGCTGACGCAATGATTGGTTCGTACTCCATTTGATCAAAATCGACATATCTCTGAAGTCTTGATTGATTCAGATAAACATTTGCTGCTAAATCAGAAAATGGATTGTATTCCATCTTCTTAAACTGCTTTCCAGAAGCAGAAGTAAACTTGCTAGAATACTTTTCTAGTTCCGATCTTCTATTCTGGTTTACATTTTGTGCTCTGTAGTTGACAATAGGACCAGAGAAAAGCCTAGTCAACCTCTTGAACAAAGGTGAAGCTGGGTTTCTTACATTTTTACCATTTGCGTTTCTTGGTGCCATCTTGTTTATCCTTTCAGAATCCAGTTATATTGCTGTTGTTCTCTTATTCTAGCAGTTTTTGCAATAGGTTTATAGCCTTGTTGACCCGGAATTGCGGTGTTTAGTTCACTTTTTGTCCTAGTCATTGTGCTGAGAAATGCTTTTGAGTATTCTACATCTCGTTGATTTGTCTCAAGTGCTGTGTCTCTAACCCAACAGCCAATCGCAAAAGCCATCACAAGGTCGTCGTTATACATTCGCATTGCTTGTGGACGACCGTTCTGCCAAACAAATGTCTCTAACTCATTAAATAGTCTAGCAGAATATATTCTAACTAGTTTATTTCTAATGAATTCTTCCATTTTCGCCACAATCAAAGGTCTGGTCTTAGAGGTAGTCGAGAACCCAGCAACGGCATTTGTGCTAGTTTCTCCTATATAAGATTCAACATATTCGTGTGTAGACTTGATTGAGTAGTAAAGATTTGGATAAGCCATGTCTCTGAGTTTATCCAAGACGGCAAAGCCAACTGAGTTGTTCTCAATGACCATTAGACACTCGCCGAACTCTTTGCCTACTTCGTTTAGCATATTAGCAAATAGGTCTGGTGTGATCTTTGATTTGTATTCTGCGATAATCTCCATTGTTTCCAGTTTGAAAATGTGGAATACAGAACTATCTTTGTCATCTCCACGAGCAACATCGGCTACAAGAAGATAACTTGCTCCGGGTTGGTACTCTTCCCAAATCCAAAAGTTCCTATCAAAACCTGTTTTATATTTTGGTTCTGTCAGACCTTCTTTGATTTTCGCCATATCATCGGGGTGAATAACAGTTTCACCAGACATATTGAAGTTGCACTCATACTCTTGGGCAATCTGCCTTTGAGACATATTTCTGGTTTCTTCCTCGAACCACTCTTGGTCTCGGTCAGGATGAACATCCCAAGGAAGAACTGTTGGGAAAAAGTCGTTGTTGCCTGTTTCAGCATCGATATAAGTTTGATGGAACCAGTTTCCTACACCATTTGGGGTAGATAGAGCGATACAACGACCCCCTGTTGACAGGGTAGGATAAAGACCTGTCCAGAGTTCATCAAGCCCTTCAACATGTGCAGCCTCGTCAATAACAAGGAGGGAGAGGGCTTCGGAACGACCAGCATCGCCAGAAGTTGTGGAGGCTTTGATCTGAGAACCGTTGTTTAATTCGAATGAAGTTCTGTTATCGATAGAGATACTAGCAATCTGCATCCACTCTGGTAGGTTTTTGATGATTGCTTTTACTTTCTTGACCAAGTTTGCTGCTGTTTGGAACTTGGTAGCCATAACCAAGATGTTCTTGTCTCGATGAAAAAGCATCATCCAAGATACATAAGCAGCAGTAATGGTAGAAATACCCAACTGTCGACCCTTCAAGATAATATTGAAGCGGTGATCGTTGAAATCGTTTAGTAGTTGGGTTTGGAAATCGTAGGTCTTGAATGGTACCAAGCCTTTGATTGGGTGTGAGATCCTCGCATAGTTGTTGATAAAGAAGTTAGGATCTTTACCACACTTGACTATTTCCGCAAGGATTTCTTTTTTGGATAGTTTGTAAGCCATTTCTCACAGTGATTAGTTTTTAGCAGCCTTCAACCAGTTCTTGATGCTCTCGTTGAGATCTGCTGGCTTGTCTTCTTCCAATACTCCCTGAGCACCACCAATCTTATAGATTGAAGAAGTCTGGTACCAAGTACGGAAGTTAGACATCTTTTGAACTAAGATATCAGTTTCGCCTTCTTTTGTCAAGCGAAGAGTTCCGCTAGCTGCACCTCTATATTCTTTTTGGATAAAAGAAATAATGTCAGCGATTTTCTGCTCAACCATCGATTCAAAATCTGGCTGCTGAACATTCTTGATAGTACACTCCGAGGAGTAACTCAAGATCATCTTGTCGCCTTGGAAGCGAACTTTGAATCCATCAACAAGTCTGCTGTCTGTTACAACATTGTCCACTTCTCTACGAAGACCAATCTTTACTGGATTGCCTTCTTCGTCAAGTGCTCCGTCATATCCTTTCTGTCCTACGATGTTCTGGATTGTCTGAACAACATCTAAAATATTAGCCATTATCTTTCCCCTTATAAAAGTTTCCTAGAAACTCTACTCTTTGGTCTATGTCCATCCACCTTTCTTCTCTGCCCTCAACAAAATGCATATAACACTTGTAGCAGCAGTCATACTTGCTCATATATACATCGTCTTTTGGACTAAATGAATACTCAAAGCAAGCCGGACAAACACGGTCTTCGTCTTTAGTAAGTAGTTTTTTTGATAGGAAAAAACCATCTTTGTTTATCTTTTCAGTATGTTCGCTTCTTTTGAGTTGTTTTTTGTATACTCTTTTAATTTGCTCAAGATAGTCAAGTTCCTTTTCCTTGGTCCATCCGGACTTTGGATTGGTGATTGTCTGGGGACCGTATTTCTTTGAGATTGCTTGTTCTATCTTTGCGATAGTGTTTAGATCAGGTGTTTTCATTATGCCCTATTATAGGTTTATTTTATCTAGTTTTTCAATCAAAAGATCAAGTTTCTTTTCTAGGTTGGTTATTTTTTTGTCTTGGGCTTTTACACCCTCGACCAAGAATGAGATGATACGGATATAATCCATGCTGTTTACATGTTCGCCGTCTTGGGCGAACTCAACGATTTCTGGTAAGACTTTGCCGACTTCCTCTGCAATAAATCCATAGTCAAGTTTCCCTGTATCTTTCCAGACATAGGATACACCGTCTAGTTTCTTGAGAGTTTCCAGTGGATCGACTAGTGGCTCTACATCTTTCTTGTAGCGAATAGAGGAGTAAGTAAGGTAAGCATTGGCTTTAATTTGACCAGAGTTGTCGCTGCTGTCTGGCAAGGTTAGTCCGTGTGTAATCCTAGAACTATCCATCCCAATGCCTACATAACTTTCAATACGGATTTCTTTTCCAGCTAGTTTCACACCGCTGGTGGCAGAACCTGAAATAAGCATACACCCTTCTGTTGTTGATCCTCTGCTGGAATCCATGTTTGTACCGGAGCGAGAAGATCCTTCAACATCAAACTCTATATATGAATCCTTATCAGTGCCGAAATAAACTCGTGTGTCGTCTCCAAATATCATATTACCATAACCGCTGGAGCCGCTAACTGTTTCATCTGGCACAATCTGGATTTCACCACCGATCTTAAGGGGAGAGGCACCTTGGAGTGTTCCTGCTATTTGAATAGTTGAGCCAGAAAGAACAATACCATTGGCAGAGCCAGAAATAACCATGAAGTCATCGCCGTTTTCATTGTACTCTATGTGGCAGTCGTCATTGTCTCCAAAGATTATCTTTTCGTCATCTGGTATGTTGATGTCTCCGTTGGCATCAATCGTCCATCTATCGGCTGTTGTTCCGCCCACCCTTGTTGAAATACCAAAAACACTATTTCCATTTGTGTCTGAGCCATTAGCATCCCATCGCATAGTCCCTGCTGTTACAAAACTAGATCCATTATAAGCCTCGGCATTGAATCTAAAGAAGTAATCTGTAGCAGCCACAGCAGAAGGAGATGCTGCTGTTCCTCTTGCTTTTCTTGAGCGAAGGTCAGGGGCATCTTGGCTGTTGTCGTATTGAGACAGTCTTATTTGTGCTGTCTGTGAAGATTCACCGACAATATGTAATCTTGTTGATGGAGAAGTGGTGCCGATTCCAAGGTTGCCATTTACAAATAAATCATTTTGGAACTGACCGTCTCCGCTAGATGGGATACCAAACACAGGGGCTCCATCATCGCCCCCAATACCACTAGTAGAGACTCCGACACCAAAAACAGCCGCACCACCGACAATAACATTAGAAGAGGCAGACATTTGACCAACAACAGTGAGTTCGTGCGATAATGTTTCTGTATTGATCCCTACTTTACTGTTTGCTGAATCTACATATATGGTGTTGTCTTGGACTGCTTGGTCTTGATTGTTCCCTACAAACAAATACCCTTCATCTAAGTTTGGTGTAGCATTTGTTCTACCTGCACCTGCAACTTTTACTTGACCTGCACTCGCATCAGACCTCATAACTCTACCAATATTCTGGATAAGAGCAGCCGAACCAGTAGGTGGAGCGTTTGTTAGTCTTCCTGCTATTGATCCTGTCTGTACATACAGAGTGTCCCCCTCGGAGAAATCAGAAGTATCAAAGCCAATAAGAGAACCAAAAGTAACAATCCTAACTTCGGTGCCGTTATTTGCATTACCATCCCCTACCAAACCCATAGCAGGCATTCTGGCTGGGTCATCAGCACAAGCCAAAGCAACTGTTGGTTGTTGCCCTGAAACACCTTTGATATAGACGACTTGCCCTCTTTGTATTGCCGAGCCTTCATCGTTGATTGCTGTAAAAGAGACAGCACCATCATAGAAGTTGGCATAAATGTTTTCGTATTTGTTGTCTACTTCTCCTAAGTCGTAGGTGCCGTCAGACAAAGGAATGATGTGAGAAGAACTTAAATAACCATTGGCAACAGTAGACCCTGTGATAGAAAGCTTAGAGCCGTCGAATGTAAAGTTGGAAGATGCTCCGAATTCGCCATTGTTATTGTATTGGATTTCGGTATTTGCCCCTGCTGGATCAGTACTGGTTTGTAATTGACTTATTTCTACTCTTTTTACATTGTTGGCATCATCAGCATCAGCTATAAGAATAAGATCGGAGTCTGTGACTGTTATGCCAGTTCCATCAGTGGCATTTGCAATATCAACAGCAAGACTAACATCTCCACTAGTACCACCTCCGGACAAGCCGTTGCCAGCAGTAACACCTGTGATGTCACCAGTGCCTTCTTGAGCCTGCTGCCTGATTAAAGCCATTAGTTTACCATGACTATAATTTCCAATCGCCATTAGTTTCTAATCTCCACAGCGACAGCAAAGATACTAACAGACAAGACTATTCCGCCGATAACTCCTCCGGCAAACCACCAGTGTGAGTAATCGTTTGGGCTTTTTAGTGCTAGTTCTTGTAGCCGCTTGTTCTCCTCATCCTTTATATTGAGAAGACTTGTGTATTTTTCATTAGCAGAGTTTAGTTTGATCTCGCTGATTTTCAGGTCGAGTTCCAACTTTGCTCTGAGTATTTCCAGTTCCCTATCCATTTCTATTTTACACTCTTCTGCCGTGTATTTTTGGTCAGTTAGGACTTTGGCTGCTGCTTTGGCATCCATTAGAATACCTGTGAAAGGTGCTCGCTTGCCCTTCTGGATCTGAGTTATAACTCCCTCTTGCGCCCAAGCAGGGAAAGCAAAGAGTATAACTAAGCTTATGGATAGTAGTTGTTTCATCTAGTCCTCCAAAGACTTTTTATTTTCCATAGCCTCTTCATAACTTGGCGATGTTAGGAAAACATTTTGAACTGAGTATGCGACAACATCATCTGGTGAGATTTTTGGGTGTCGCCCAAGTTCTTTGCCGTATAGTTCTATTTTCCCATCCCTAGTCATTGTTCTAACCTTGTGAATGGAGCCGTCGCCAAGTTTTACAAAGCGATCAATAAGGTGATACTTTTCGTGTGGTTCTGGCTTTTGCTGTCCTTGGAACATCTTGGAAACAATCTTCATACTTTTGCTTACAACATTACTCCATTGCGAATCATCTAGGACCTGAGCCATTAACACTCCCGGCATATTTGGCTCATAACCAATATACATCGGCTGTTGCTTTTCTTCATTTAAATATTTGTTCCAGTTTTCAAGTAGTTGTTTCATTTCTTTACTAACTCCTTATTGACGATATCGTAACCTTCCACAACTCCTACCTTTTCGTAGTCAAAGCCGGGTAGTAGAGCAATCTTTTGCTCTGGGAACTCTCCATTTACAATAAACGAACAAGCCTGACCTACCACTTCTGTAAATAGTGCTGGGTGAGACTTAGGAGGCATTGTTTGTAAATGGGCATTATAAGAAGCAATCTCGCCTTTCGCATCGAATTCGGTGCCTCGCTGAATATGCGACATGTAATAATGGATTGCTCTAAACTTAGCATTTGTTTCTGGGTCGAAAATGTCGTGTTCCGCATCAAGAGTAGAAATCTTGAGAACACCATTTTGCTGGACATCCTGTCTTAGTTCTGCCGCATTTTCGTATGGGTGCTCTGGAACAAACTGAACATCAACAACACCTTCGATCCGCTTGAACATCTTATCTACAAAAGGCTTCATTGCCTCGAACGAACTAGCAGCAGCAGGATCGAACTTAGGTGCCTTAGCATAAGCCTCGGCTACTAGTTGGCAATACTTATCCCAGCCATTTGGTCCGGGTTTCAGCATTAGTTTCTCGCTCATTACGAACTTTCGCCATTCTGTTATAATCTCTTTCATTGTTCCTCCACCAACTCCTTGACTTGCTCTGGGCTTTTTAGGTTATAGCCTTCTGGATTGAGTTGGGCTGGGCTGTTTCCTTTGCTTACCTCTTTCCACCAAGCCTCCCAAGTTCCGGGTTGGGCTTTGTTTTTTATGTGGTTATAAGTAATGATAATAGGAATGTCTATGTCTAAAACTTTCCCAGCCATTACCCTATGGTGTCCGTCGCCAAAGCCAAAAACACCGTCCATAAAAACCGTGACTTCTACTGGATTACTTTTTGTATCAACAGTTTCAGCCCATTCTCTTTTTTCTTCGTCTCCAAGTTTTAGAAAGTTTCTCCACTTTGGCTCGGTTCTGTATTCTCCCATGTGAGATTTTAGAAACCTTGCTGGAAACATTATCGTTTCTTTTTCTTCGTTGATAAACTTGTTCCAGTTTTCGAGTAGCCGCTTCATTACTCTTCACCTATGTGTGAAATACCAAACCTTTCTGCTAATAACTTAGACAGATTGCTTGGGTCTTCGCTGTTTTCTGCTACGAGTTTCTTGACTTCCTCTCGCTTTTTGTCCGAGAGTTCTTCTTTTTTATTCTCGTAGTCTTTTTCTATCTGGGCGATAATCTGGTGGTATCTGGCTAGTTCCTCGTCCCTCAAAGCAATCTCTTTCTGGTGAGTGCTGGTGAGTACTTCGATTTCCTCTTTGTGTGCTTTGTCTTTTATTCCCAAAGCAGCCTTGGCTTTATCAGCATGGCTTTTGAAAAATACCCACACAAATACAGTATAGGCTACGGCGGCAAGGATTTTCCAATACTTCTTGGCAAACTCCCAAACCTTCGCAGACCAAATCTTTGCTACTAGCCAAAATTCCATCATCGTCCGTGCTTCCATTGTGTTGCGATGTCTGCTAACCCCTGAATGCCAATGTAAGCCAAGGAAATAGCAACCCAGTCGCCTGATTGCAAAGGTAGTGTTTCGGTAAGCATAAGCCCTGTGGCTGTGAGCCATACCATAAGTTTTCTAG